GTTGCCAGATTCAACTGCAAAAAAGTCTTCCATAGCATCTAAGAAAGCATCATAACCTGATGAAGCATAAGACATATTGTATACTTTTCCATAAGATTCAGTGTAAGGTAAGATACCCCAACTTGTTCTTACTGGAGCAGAACCATCAGATGTTTGAGCACTATCATTTCTACCATACCCAAGTAACATCGCATGTTCAATGTCCATTTTATGTTCCATTAGTTTATCTTGCCAGATTCTTTGGAATTCATTTGCAATACCTCTGTACTCAGTAGCTAAAGAAGTACCAGAAAAGATATTCATGCCAGTTTTGAAGATTTGACAATATCCTTCTCTGTCAAATATTTTATCTTCCCAACCACCAGGACTATCAGTTCCTTCACCAAAAGCTGTACCAATAACTTGACCTTTATTACCAGCAGAAAAAACAGTACCACTTGGTATTGCTTTACCAACAGCTTGTAATGCTTCACCTTCTATAGTAGTAGTATTATCATCAGTATCATGCTGTATTTCAGCAGTTCCTGTTGGACTAGTACCTGTAGAAGTTGTAGCAGCTGGGTCTATTCTTAAGTAATAAACTTCACCATCATCAGCCTTTAGAGCTAACATTTGACCTGGTAGAATCCAGTTACATTCTGAAGCAGCTACGATTTTACCATACTCATCGTATTTACAATTAAGAACTAAGTCCTCACCTGAATTTAAAACTTCATTAACTGCAAATTCTTCTGTTGTACCACTTCCACTATTATAGGACACAACATCAAAACCACGTCTTTGCCACTGATGTCTTTGCTCAAGAAATTTGAACACAGGGTCATTAGTAGCTTTTTTTGCCACCTTCGATAAATATACGAAGAATGGACTTTGCATTGGAGCAAGTTCAGCAACTCTTTCGCCAAAGTTAAACTTACGTCTTGTATCATCTATAGATACACCTTGAACAGTGTTACCAAACGAGCTTGAAAAAACACTAGCGTTTGCCATTTGTTTCCATCCTTATTTTGCCCTCCCTCAGCTGTCTAAGACCTTCGGGTAGAGCGGTTAATTAAACTATTTCCAAGGGTTTTTACTATTAAAATTCCCTATCAAGTTATCCATAACCTTATCTTCAAATGATTGATTGTCAGCATTCGATTGCCCAGAAGGCATTACTCCCATAGGAGATGGTACCTGTTGCGCATTCTTAGTTTGCTGGAATGCAGGACTTGGCCCTTCATTTCCTTTTGTTGAATTACCGTTTTGCAACCTATACAATTGAACAAGGTTATCGATAGTAATTGAAGCTGGGTCAGACATTTTCTGCATAAAATCGTTTGTTTCTGATTCAGACATTCCATAGTTTGACATAACATGAGATTTTATTTCAGCTTGTTGAGCTGCTTGTTGTTGAGATGCTTGTTGTTTTTTAGCAGCCTCAACTCTTTCTTTCTCAAGATTGTCAAACTTTTCTTGCATAATAGCATTGTCATATTGCGTTTTTAAACTATTATATTCAGAAATATTATCTCTCCATTCTTCAACTTCATCTAAATACCTAGCACTTTCACTATTAGGGTCAGCATACGCTTCTTCTCTGTTGTAAGTTCTAGGTCTTTTTGGTTTTTCAGGTGGTGGAGGAAACTCTTCAACATCAGCTTCTTGTTCAACAGGAGCTTCAGGTTGTACCTGAGGTTGCTGTTGTTTTAAAGCATCTAACTCATTTTTATATTTATCTGCTTGAGATTGCCAATATTGGTATCTATTCTCATCATTATTTTGAGTTTTTTCTTGCGGAACTACTTCCTCATTACTTACTTCAGGTTGTCCAGTTTCTGCTGGAGCTGTTTCAGTATTACCTTCATTACCATTAGTAAAAGCACTCGAAACATCATTAGAGCCCTCTGTAATATCACCACCAAACACAGCTTCTTCTAAACTATTATACTGTTGTTCGTTAGTGCCTTCTTGAGGGGTGTCTGTTTGTATATTATCTTGTGTCATTATTTTTCTCCTTTAACTGCCTCTTCGCCACTAGAGGGTGAGTTCATTTGTTTGGTTGAATCTCTTATTTGAGTTTTCAACGTGGCTAAACTATCATCAAGTCTTCTTTCGTAAATTGTGCTTGCTGATTTTGCTTTGTTACTAACATTATCAAGCTCGCCTTTAAATTTCTCGACTGCGACTTTTTTCCTAAGATTTACAGCTTCTCTATCCCTAGTTTGTAAATCTCCTTTAAGTTCTTTTATTGTTTTACCTGCTTGTTCAAGCTGTTGTTTTAATTGAGTTATTGTATCAGTTCTTTCTAATACACCTTCCATATCAAACACTTCAGTTTTCTTAAGAACTTCTTGTCTGTCTATTAATCCTTTTGCATATGCATCCATATAGAACTCTAATTCTGCATATCTATTAGATGGTAATGTAGAACCAGTAACAACTATAATGTCATACTTTCCTATAGTAATGTCATTAATAATTTTAATTTCACCAGTTTTATCATCAACTAACTTTTTATTTATTGTATAGTCACTCATTGAATTGTTTGGCTGTACAATTCTAAATACTTTTTCAGTTTTATATAACTGCTGTATCAAAGGTATAGCAACCTGTGCAACTCTTGTTAATGCCGCTTCTATATCTGCTAACTTTGATTTCATTTTCCTTTGGCCAAATTCATCTATTGATATAGTAGCCTTATATGTTGCTGGTGCAGATTGAGCATTACCCATCATCATTTCATACAAACCTAATGCATGGTCAATATCACTTTTAGCAGTTAGTTCATTTTGATATAACTCATTAGGTAGGGGAGTGGGCTGAACCGGCATAGGAGCGCCATCTGTTGGGTCGTAGGGTATTGCTACTCCAGGTTGAGCCCACTTTTCTTCAAAGTCTTTCATATCAACACTACCTTCTGGTACAAGTATTTTAGTATTTGTACTTGTAGTAGCATGTGCAATTATCAAAGAGCGTGTTTTATTTATATACTCTTGTAATCCTTTTATCATTCTTACATCAGATACAGGATATGGAGTTCTTGTATGGACATTCATAACAGGTACAATTGGATATTTGTCAGTTGGTAATATTCTATCATACAACTTAGTTTCACCAATTATAACACATTGTTTAATTTTTTTACACTTTATTTTTACTACTTCAATCATACCTTGAAGCATTAACTCAGCATAATCAATTTCTTTAAATTCAATACTAGGTATTTCATCTTCTGCTAATTGCATAGCTTCTTCTTCACTATAACCATTAAAGACAAGTTCTTCTAACTTTTGAGATATAACCATTTGTCTTTGTTGATTAAGCTGACTAAGAAGTCCTTTTGCTTCTTCAGCATCTGTAAGTATTTGTCCTTGTATTACAAATGCAGGTCTATCAGCATATACTTTGTATTGCTCTTCGCTTAACAATTCTTCTTTTCTAGAAAATCTTTCATATGTTCTATATTCAGTAACAGTTACTTTATAATATCTTTCATAACCTCTTACATACTCTTGGTTATTAACCCTACCTACATCTTCTGGAAATGTTACCTCTCCATTATCTTCGCGTTCGGTAAACGGAGCATTAAAATCTACTTTATTACCAGAGTCTGATTGAGCATTTTGTATTGCTGTTTCATACATAGGATATAAATCTTTTGCTTGGTCTTTTGTAAACAACTTAGATATAATAATGTTTTCTGCATCATCAAAAAGTCTGTGTCTACTATTAGGGTCTACATAAACATCCAGTGGGTCTACGTCATGAAAACATACTTCACCTTTACCCATGTCCATCATAGGGTCTTGATATACATGTATGTATCCCATTCCCATTGTATAATAATCGTCTACTGCTTGTCTAATAACACTTCTTCCATCAGATATGTCATACATGTATGTCAATAATGCACTCATTACCTGAGCTACTTTATTATCTGAATCTTCTCTAGGTGCACACCTAAATGAAGGTCTATTAGCAGTCAACATTGCTTTTGCTGATTCTACAGCAGGATGAACTCTATTTATGACTATTGGGGCTTGGCCTCTTGATTCTAATACTTCTCTTTGTTTAGCCGTCCATTGTTTACCTAATCTAAACTCTTTATCCTCTTTGGCTTGTGCTGCCCAATTATCTCTTTTACTTGAGTAGTCATCGAACAGTTGCAGTGTCTCGTTTACTATACTTTCTCTGTTTGCAGCGTCTTTTTTTGAATATGCCATATCTGTAATTTACGCACTATAAAGTAAGCCAATCAAGTTTTTTCTTAGGGTTTCGCCATTCTTCATCTGATAATTTCTGAAATTCTTTTTTTCTACATGGCTTTGCTCCATCTAAAGCAGTCCAGATTGCATCCATTACATCATCATGCTTTCCTTTTGGATATGAAAGAAATTCTTGCTGTGCTTTTATATCCTCTGCCCTAAAATAAAAAGTCCCTTTGGCAAACAATGGTACTAGTGACAGTAACCTTTCTGATTTACTATTTCTTGGTTTTACTCCAGATTCTAAACCTGGAATATAAATATTTTCTTCTCGCATTATTTCTCTAACAGCAGTACGTAATGCCTCTTGGTATCCTACTGTTTCTACCTTTACTCTACGAGGTCTAAACTTTTTAAATACTTCTATTATTTTAGCAGGTTGTTCTGCTGGAGATATTCTATCTCTATATATATCTACCACATACTTATTATTTTGGTTATCAATAGCAATAGTGGCGATAACAAAATAATCAGCCCTAGAAGAGAGAGAGCTTGCAGGGTCCACTCCAGTATAGAGTTCAACAGGTTTGACTTCTTCATTTTCTAATCCTTTATTTTTAATTAAACAACTTTGTCCTTGTATACGTTCAAAATCATAATGATGTATCTTTATCCAATCTGGTTGGAATGGAGCATCATCAGGAGATTGTGCTATATTCATGTATTCTTGATAGAATCCATTTATATTACCTACGGACGAGAACTCGTCCTTTATAGCCAATATCCTGTCTTTTGGAAATCTTTCAGGCCATATACTCTTTTCATCTTCATCCCATATAGAATACCATAGAGTATGCCATGCAGTAGATTCTTTTGCCCAACATAAAAAGCAGTCTTCAGATATAACAGTACCTATCATGGCAATCCTGCCTTCATCAGACAAACTTGGAATAACAGCTTCAGTTACCCACTTTCTATTCTTTGCCCTTGACTCTGGAGTATATGCATTTAACTCTGACTCAAAGTCATCTACTATAATTAAGTTAGGCCTTGTATCTCCTTCAATAAAACCCCTAACTCTCTGACCTGTACCAACAGCAACTATTCTTGTTCCGTTAGCTAATACTACATCTGTATGAGTCCATCTTTTAGCAGTATTAGGGCCCATGTCTCCGAATATTTGTTTAAATCTATCACTATGTGTTAAATGATATTTAATTCTTGATAAAAAGTTTATAGACTGCGTTTGTGATTCAGAGATAATAACCATAAACAAATCTTCATTACTTTTTTTAAACGCAGCTTTCCATAGTGGAAATATAAGTGTAGTAACTGTAGATTTAGCTGTACCTCTAGGCGCAGCAATAAGTACCCTACGTTTGTCATCATTTGACAAATAAGAATACACTTCGTTATGGAATGATGGTGTTGATTTTTTTAATGCAGTTGGAAAACAATGTTTACCAAAAAGAGCCATATTGTTACGAAGTTTTTTAAGAGCCTGTAATTGCTCATACTTTTCTTCGTAATCCATTATCGTTTGCTAAGGCTTCTAGCTCTTTCTTTTGAACAATTGCAATTCCATTTACGTAAAGCTTTGTTTATTCTGCTATTTGGGTCTCTAGCAGTTTTTGCACTAGTTAATCTGCGTTTCATACCACACATTCTAGAACAAAAGCTTTTTCTTCTATTAGCAGCTTTACTGCCTTTTTTAAGTTTAGAAGGCTTAGTAGTAACAGCCATACTTAACTTAGAGCCAGGATTAGCTCTTCTATAAGATGCTATACCTGCTCTATTTAAGCCACCACTTTTACTTTTGCCTTCTTTTCTTTGCCATGCTGGTGTTTTAGCCATTAGACTTCCTCTTTCTTCCTGATGCTGTAACAGACCACTTTACATGATGTGGACCTGTTTTTTTATATGCTTCTCTTTTTGATATACGACTAGCAACTGCTCTAGGCCTGCAGGCAGGATAAGGTCTACCTTTGTCTTTTTTCCCACTCCTGCCGCATTTCTTACCAGTCTTAACATCTCTCCAATCTTCAGCAAACCATTTCTTAAGTCCACCTTTGGCCATTAGTATGTGCCACCTCTTCGTTTATACTCTTTAACAAGCCATGCACTACCATATGCAGATGGCCATACTTTAAACTTGGCTTTGGCTAAAGCTTTGACTTTATTGTATAATGCTTTGTTTTTTGGTTTAGATGCCATTACTTCTTCTTCTTTTTCATTTTCATTTTTCTCATCTTAGCCATTTTACTTTTCATAGCTGATGTCATTTTTTTACCAGCTTTCTTTGGCCTTCCAACTTTACTTCCGTATGTTCCTTTACCCATTGGCATAGTTATTTCTCCTTTTGTTATGCTAACTCTTCGTCTTTTTTTCTTAATGATTCTTCTACAGCAGGTACTCTTGTGCCTGGCTTATAATCAGAACCTTTACCATTATTTTTTCTATCAAATCCTTTAGGCATTTTAGTTACATTGCCTTTTTTATCCATCTTTGCTTTTCCTTTTCCTAAAAATGATGGAACTTTTTTATACATCATTATTCTTTCTCCTTAGTTGTAGTTCTAGTTGCTATAAGCTTTTCTTCTTCTTCTCTAAGCTCATCTATTAATTTAACATTGCTTGTAGCTTCTATAGACTCTACAGTCTTTACAAGATGCTTTTCTTTCATACCATGCATATCTTGAAGGTTATCCACAGCTCTCATTAAATTTGTAATATCGCCTTTATCTTTGGCTTTTCTTATAGTTTCTTCAAGTAAATTTAAAGTATAGGCTTCAGTAAGCCCGTGTTCTTGAAGTAACTTCTGTAGTTCATCTCTAACCATATCTTTGAACTTCTCCTTTTTCATTCTCTTCTTCCACATTATTCTCTGGTTACTACTAGGGTTATCTAATACATGGTCAATAGATTTGTCATAATCCATTGTCTGTGCATAGACCATTGCCAAATTTTTCATTTTCTGACCTTTTGAAAGAACTTCCCAATGGGTTTTACCACTAATAGTTGCATTAGACTTTCTACCACTAGCTTTAAGCTTAACGCTAGTATAGCGAGGATTATAAAAGGTATAACCAAATGGATACCTAATATAAACGCTAGTAGGTTTATAGGTGGACTTGCTGATGACCTTAGCCACATAGCCGTCATCTGAGATTCCGTATTCTCCTTCATCTGCGTCTCTCCAATGTTTATATTGTATATTTTTTTCAGCAGCCTCTTCTTCTCTGAATATAACATAACTAGTAGGTTTGTCATCTCCTTTATGATGTATGTCTATTGTGTACATTAAAAATTAAAAGCACTATTTACTTTGTCGTTCTCTGCCATAACTGATTCCTCAGTATTGTATTTGACAAACTTATCTTTAGCTTCTTTTCTTTTTTTATCTAAAATGCCAGCATCCTTACTTTGAGACCATTTAGGTGCCCATATTTTTTCATAGCCAGATACCATGTTTTCAATTCCTTGAGGTATTTGTTCTGGCCTTTGCTTTAATGCTAGTCTTGTTAATACAGCTCCAACATCTGGATTTCTTAAATATTTAAGATTTCTTGAATCCTTAACATAATCTTTAGTTTCTGGATTATATACAGCTAATTTAGATATATTAAAGTTAGGGTCGTTTAATTTTTTCCTTAGATACTCATTAGCCTTAGAAAGTCTTTTTTTATGCTTCTCAGTCATTCTTCCAGGAGCTTGAGTTATATCAAAGTATCTTATTGGGTCTATTTGAAAAGGACCATATGATAATGCTGTTTCATCATCATGTCTTCCATAATCTGTTTCTGCACTAGCAATAAGCTTCATAAAAGGAACTGCAGATACACTTCCTTTAAAGTATTCATCTGCTTCTGTTATTGCTCTAGTTAAGCTATCTTGTTTAGTTTCGTTTACTGGGCCGTAAGTTAAATTATTATATGGAAACCTAGAGGACATTAGTACTCTCCAAATGGGAGCTCAATATCTTGATTTCTATTTGCTATTGACTGAGAAAGGTCTAACAAGCCTAAACCTGCTGCTTGCATTCCAGGGCCTTTCATAAAATTAGCTATAGCTCCCTTACCAGTACCAAATTTACTCATAAATCCACCTGCTTTGCCAAATAACCCTTTACCTTCTTTTTTTATTTTACCATAATTGGGATTAAGAATATCAGTAGGCTCATTATTAGCCATAACAAAAGCATCTTCATCAAATTCAGCAGAGCCTATGTTCTTAAAACTAAAGTTTCCAAAAGCTTTTTGTAAAAAATTTCTTGGCCCAGTAGTTTCGTCTTTAGTTCCTAGTATATCTGTATCTTCTGAACTAAATAT